TACTACCAGTATAAGGATGTAATGTTAAATGTAAATCTGATCCTGATATGTCATTAAATGAAGAATGATTAGTTAACGAAAATAAATGATAATGGGTATTAGCTCCACTAGGTGGTCTATTAGGTTTTATTCTAAATTCAACTGTTTTAGCTGAAGAAGAATTAGCATTTGTTAATGATGAAGACCATTCTGTTTCTATAAACATTCCATTTGTACTAGTGTTTGTTATAGAATTTCCACTTAATACTTGTGTAAATTTAGGGTATGAATATAATTTAAATTCATTTCTATCAGGATCAGAACTACCAAACTCTTTTATATCTAATACTGTTTCTGGGATACCATAACAATTAATTAAAGCTCTTAAACCTCTTTCTGTTCCTTTAGTTTTTAAAAGATAAGGAGCATTATGGTATAAACGTTTCCAAATTTCTTTAGATATGTCTTGTTTTGAAACTATTGCATTTGATGCAGTAATTACTGTTGAAGTGTCTTGTGGGTCTAAACTTGATCCAAATATATATTGTGATAAGTCATCATTTTCAAATTGATCATAACCTTCTATACCTAATGTCTTTAAAGTATAATAAACTAAATCTTTAGACACACCTAAAGTATGACTATTATCTCTTAATTGTGTTATTTCTTTTATATGTGTCCAAATGGGATCAAAATGCTGCCCCACCATATCACAAAATAATATGTAAGGTTGGTTTTCTTCTCTATCTCCTATAAAAGTAGGAACTAATTTAGATAATTTATTAGGATTTTGAGAATCAAATATAGAAGCAGATAATAATTGACCACCATAATTTGGATTATAAGAATCACCACTACCTAACCACGTTTCTGCTTCTGAAGAAGTTGTATGTGATAATATATAAGGTTCTATTGAGTTTGTTTTAGGCCATGAATATGCTCCTGACTCAAAATATAAAAATTGTTCATAACCACTAAAACCTTGAATTAAATTTTCTTTTTTAATTTTTATAGAAGAAGATGCATTCGTATAAGCTACTGATTGTGTTGTATCCCCTGTAATTGTTTCTATATCATTTAATTGAGTACCATATAATTCAATTAATTCTAATTTATATTTAAAATTATTTAATAGTTCAGTTGCACTACCAAAATGTACAAAATTTTCAAAATGTGTAGGTGTTACTGTTAAAAAATCTAATGATGCTGTATCTACTGGTCTTATATATCCATAATCTATTTCTGGGATTTCATATCCATCTAATTTAGATAAAAGTTTTTGATAAGATGAAGTAGTAGATGTACTTAATATATCATTAAATGATTTAAATTCATTAGATACTTTAGGATTTAATCTTGTATCAATTTTAAAATTAGGACCTTTTATAGGTGTTGTAGTATCTACAGGTGGTAATTCACCTAAATTATAAATTATTTCTAGAGGATCTACTATATCTTCTACTATATTTAATTTATCACCTACAGATATGTTATCTGGTAAAGGCTTAAGTAACTTTATTAATAATAAAAATTCATTAGGATTAGATTTATCTATATCCATATTAACTCCTACTATGTTTATATCATTTTGAAAATTTAATGTAAATTCTCTAAAATAAGTCGAACTTTGAATTGTTTGGATATAATTTCTAGAATTAGAATCTAATACTGTGTTTCCTTCGGTTGTTGATAATTTTAATTCATTTCTAGTTGCTGATATTTCTGATAATTTAAAAACAGGAGTTATAGAATTAAATATCTTTCTTTTTTGTATATTTGTTTTTAATCTATATTCACCTGTATTATAACCATTTTCGTTAAGTATTTGTTGTGGATTAATATTTATTTCGTTTGTTAATCCCCCTATATTTTCTCCTGTTTCAAAATCAGAGTATTCATGTATACTATTTAATAAATTATTATTAAGATCATATATATGAACTTCTACAAAATCTTCAGCTCTACCGAATTTTCTATCAACGGATATAGATTTTAAATCATCTATATTTTTGATATCCACTCTAGTGGTATTATTTTCAGCAATTGTCTTAGCCATTTATATTATCTTTGTTTTAATATTGAAATTTCTTGTTCTTTAACTTTATTATCAGCTTCTAAAATATTTTTTTCTGATTCTAAAGTTGCTATTCTTTGTTCTAAAGATTGTATGTTATTTCTTAAATCTCTAATAATTTTATCTGAGGATAATTCCGCATCTTTTAAATATTCTCCACTTCTATTAAATAAAATAGTGTGGGATAAAGTTCCTGTTTGTGGGATTTGAAAAAATAATTTGTTGTATATTTCAAAAAAATTTGTTAATGAAACATTATCAACTGATGATTTTAATTCATTAAAAGACCTGTCTATTAGTTTATCGGCTTCTGTTATTTCATATGCCTTTTTAGTTAATTTCATTATCTTACTATTTTAAAGAAATAATCTTCGTCATAAATATTAATTCCATCATTATTATCAACTCTAAACATTAACTTATAATAACGTTCAGGTTGAAATCCTTCCATCCATAAATCAAAATACATTCCATCACTATTAGCACTTAATTTTGTATATTCTGTGTCAAAAGGAATTATTACTTCGTCCGTTTCTACATCACGTACACTGTAGTAACTTGTTTCGGGTAAATATTGTACATTTAAAAAATTTGAACTTGTTACAAATGTTCTATCTGGGTATCTTTTTCTTGTTGTTAACCTAAAACGTTGTTTTGATTTTCTTTGAAATTCAGATTTATTATTATATAATGATAAAAATATGTCTCCACTAGTTAAAGTAGTTCCACTATGAGAGTAAGATGAATCATCCCATTTAAAAGTTAATTTAGGAGGATAAACTGTATGTGTGTTAGTTGAAAAATAACTTAATTCACCATAACTTAAACTGTCTTCTTCTACACTTGAAGGTTTTTTAATTATAAAACCATTATTAGTTATAGCATCAGGATAAACTGCACTGGTATAAAAACTTGAAGAGAATTTTTGGATTATAGAAGTAACATCTATATCTAAATCTAAATTATCATTTTCAAAAAAAATATTTTCACCTCTAAAATCACTACCTATGTACCAAGCTCCTCCCCCTGCTTGAAAGGTATATGATCCTGTTGCTTGTGAATTAAAATTTGTAGTATCCCATAAAGATGATGTTAATTCTGTTCTATGAACCCATGTTGCCCCATTTGCCGCTTGAAGACTACCTGAAGCTATAAAAGGTGGATTTGATTCATATCTATGTGTTCCCTCATTAAAAGACTGTGATAAAGGAAAAGCTTCAATTACATGACTATTTGCTAGTTGTTTATGTTCAGTAGAATATAAATTTAAACATATTTTTAAATTGTTAGATGTTACTTCTTTTGCTACACCTGATAATTTATTTTCTATAACATCTTTTATATCTATATTTTTAAACTTCATTAATATACGAGAAGTAAAATATGTTTCTCCTGTGTTTGATTTTTCTTCAACTAATTCAAGAATTTCATCACGACCTGTATTCATATTAGTTCGATCGGGATGACTATATATAGTAGTGTCTTTTTCGGGAAAAATTGAGTAATATGCCATTTTAATATTGTTTTATTTTACCTTTAATATCCGTATCTGGATATTTTAATTCAAAAATACTTGGATCTAAAGAAGGATAAATTATACCATTTTTATTAGCTGTTTTAAAATCATATCTAAATCTAGAATATCCTTTTTCTTGACCCGCTAAATTATTAAACACAACATTTATTACTGATTGTACTCCTTTTACATTTGCTATTAAATTAATAACTTCTGATTCTATAATTGGTTGATTTATTTCCCATTTATCTACATTAAAATAACTTTTTAATTCAGATATACAATCTAATAAAACTTGTTGATTATTATTATTTCTAAAAGTTGTAATTTCAAAATCAATTCCAAAATTAATAATAAAAGCATCCATTATATTAATAGAATCTGTTAGTGGTTTATAATAATTAAGATAAGTTATTAAATTAGTTTTAGTAGCTTTATTACATGTAGTAAAGTATTTATTTCTATCATATCCCAAAATATATAAGTTTGAAGATATTTGAGATGATTCCGTGTTTGTATTAGGTGTTTCTATGTCTGTAGATTTTACTATATATGCTTTAGCTACACTACCATATAAAGAAGGCATAGATAATGTTCTCACAATATAATCTTCTTTAGTTACTGTTCTTTGTTGGGCTGCGAAAGAAGCGGCTGTATTAAGTTTTAAATCTTCAACAGTATCACCTGCTCCCCCACCTGTTGATGCTTCTGGGTTGTTACATGCTAATGATTCTTTAACAAAAGAAATTAAACTACCATCTAAATTAGGTTTATTAGAAATATTAGTTTCTTTAATTTTTGTTATAGTATTAGAAGGAACATTAGAATTTAATCCACCCCCTACTAAATAATTAACTGTTAAAGTTGTATTTGATGGTACTTTACCATATGTTTCTGTATATAAAAAGTTTGATGGGTCTATAGATTGGTCTAACTTACTTCTTCCATCTCTACCACCTAAACCTATATTATCTGGTATTGGAACTATTTGTTCATCTGTTTTGTCTGAACTTCCCCCACCAAATTGTATTTCTAATACCCCATTAGACGTAAATCTAGTTACAAATCTTCTAGGTACTCTTTTTAATTTTAATAAATAAGGTGTTTCATCATAAAATTCATATAATGTAGGACTAGTACCTTGTATATTTGATATATTTTCAAAAACAGTATCTTGGGCTAAATAAGGGACTTCTGTGTATTCATTTCCATTTGAATCTACTATAGATTCTATTGATATAATATTACTATCTATTAAGTTTAAAATTAAAAATCTTTCTAAATTTCCTATTTCAAATGTTGTAGATTTTCTATTAGCAGATATTGCTTTTACTGATTTTTTTAATAAATAATATTCAGGATCATTTCCATCTAAAGAATAAACACTAACGTCTGTTGGGTTAAAAGAAGATGAATTACTAAAAACTACTGGGTTTTGTAATAAAAATTCTGTGCCATTCGAAGCTTCAAATACTGAAGGTTGGTTTATTGTTAATGAATAATCAAAATCTGGTATTTTATTACCTGTACTTCCTTTTGCTGGTATTAATTGAAATAAATCTATATCCGTAACTGATGTTGATGTTACTTTTGGTCTATAACCTAAGGTATATGCTAAATGGAATAAATTAGTTCTTTCTTGGGCAGTGTCTAAAAATGTTTCTTGTAATTGAGTGTCTACATAGTAAGATAAAACATCACCAACATAAGCAGCCATTTCCATAAACATTAAACCTGGAGATCCTTCTGTAAAATCATTAAAAGTATCAGGATAATATGTTCTAGTAAATTCAACTAGATCAGATCTAAAAGAATTAAAATCTTTATTAAGATATTTTATATCTTTAATAGGTGTTGTATTTGATATTTTATTATAAGCCATGTTTTTTTATTTAATATCCTCCTCCCGCACTAGGTGAAGGTGTTGAAGAATTACTTAAATTATTATCTTGTGTAAAATTAATTTGTATAGCGTCTTCTTCTCCATTGTTTATTAATCTATAAAATATACCTACATATAATTCATGACTATCAGGTGATTTATCTACAGTTACATTTACTAATTCAATTTGAGGAATATAAAGTTTTATTTGGTTATTAATTTTTTCTTTTAATGATTCCTCATCTGTATAATTTTCAAAAAGATACTCTCTTAATCCTACACCAAAATTAGGTTTAAATACTCTTTCTCCTGGTTCTGTTAATATTATATTTAATAGATTACTTTTTACTTGTTCAGCTGTTTCATAAGTAGAAAAGAATACACCTTCAGCGTTAAAAGGAAATCTAACACCAATTGCTCTCCTATTATTTACATCTATAGGATTTATTCTTATATAATCTCTTACGTTTGCCATTTACTAGTTTCCTTTTTTCTTATTAATTGCATTCATTAAACCACTATAATTTCTTGTTACTGCTTTTGCTACTGAGTCAGGCATACCTGCTGTATTTATTGGTAAAGGATCACCTGTTGCAAAAGGTTGTGATAAACTTACAGGTGAATTTCCTGAATTTAAATTTGTATCTCCTGCTGCTGTTTCATTTAGTAAATCATTTAACATACTATCTCCTACAAATTGTTGTTTTTTGATAGGTTTTTTACCCATTATTTTTTCTTTTAAAGATGATTGAGGTACTTTAGGTACTTCAACTAATCTTTCAGTATGTTCTGTGATTGTTGGTTTTAATTCATCACGTAAATCTTCTTTAAGTGATTTGATTTCTCTGCGTAACGCATAATCGATTTCTTCTCTAACTACTTTTCTAATTAGATTTTCAAAAGTTTTTGCTTTCATGTTAATAATTAATGTTTGTTAATAAATATAAATTTTTTAAGCTCTATAACGCTTATATCCTATCATTTCAAAATCTAAATTATATAATTTTTCTATATATTCAATTTGATTAGTTTCTGTTAGTTCATTTATTATATCATCATATAATTTATCTAAGTCTATTGAAAAATTATTTGGGTCTAAAGCTGGTTCATTAGTTAATGGTAAAGTTCCATTATTATATAATTCATTTGTTATTTGGGGGTGAATTTCAGTTAAATCTCCTAATAAAGGATGATTATTAAAATCTTTTCCTGAAGAAGGATTTAAATCTGATTGTGTTATAGGATTTCCTATTTGTGTATCTCCTATTATAAGTGGATCTGATAAATTTAATCCTGTAATTTGTGAATTTATAGAACTGTTATTAAAGTTTGATGTAGAATTATTATTAGGATTAGTTGTAGTGTTATTTGTGTTTAAAGAATTATCTTGTGGGAATTTATCTTTATTAGGTATATTTGAATTTCCTAAATTATTAAAAGCATCCTTAATAGTTTGAGAAAAATCTTGTTCTGTAAATCCTGGGTATCCTATTTCTGCTAAAAATTCTTCTGGGCTAGTTGCTTTTGAATTTTCTTTAGCACTAGCTGTCGAATTATTTTTTCCAAATAATAGTAACATTAATAATTCCATTAGTTGTTTTAAAAATTTAATAAATGCTATAATAGCTAAAATAGCGCCTACTACTTTTAATATAGTAGAAATTAAATTCATTATTTTTTCTAAACCATCTTTTAAAAATTTTCCAACATTTTTAGCTTTTTGTTCCATATTAGCTTTAAACCCGTCAGCTTCTTCTCTTGCTTTTTTAGCTGCTTGTGTTACTCCACTATTAGCTTTATTACCAGGACCTGGGTGAGAAGGAAATGTAGGTTTCATACTATTAGTTTGAGCTTCTAAAGATTTAGCTGATGATTCTTTTTGTGCTGCTTCTCCCTTTATTTTACCATCTTGAACTATTGATTTAGTAGCATCTTTTAAAACATCTTTTCCTTCTTCTGATACTTTAAGTACTTCTTTTTGAATATTTAAAACTCTTTTTTGTGATTCAGCTATTTGGGCCTTAAAAAATTTAAAAGCAGCTATTTTTAATGCTATTTCTCCTAAACCACTATTAGTTACAGCTCCTAAAGCTGCTCCTGCTACTGCTCCTTTTATTAAGTTATCAGCTTGTCCTTGTAACCCACCTAAAATACTACCTGCTTTATCTTTTACGGTGTTTTGGATTTTAGATGCTATTTCATTTCTTTTTTGTCTTAATTCTCTTTTTCTTTCTTCTTCTTGTATTTGTTTTTCAGTTAAACCCTCAGTGTCTACTGGTTTTTCTATAGGTACATCAGTAGGTATTATCTCTACTTTAGGTATATCAACTGTTGGGATAGGAATATTAGATACTAAATCTTGTGTGGGGTCAAAATCTTTTAGAAAATTAGAAGGAACATTATTTCCTGGTTTAAATACATTTTGTAAAGTAATAGGATTAGGTAGTATACCTTTTAAATCAGATATCCCCTCTTTAAAGGGAACTTGTCCATTAGGTAATTTTCCTGAAACACTACTAATAGTATTTTTTATTTGGTTAGTTATTTGTGATTGTGCGTTTAATGTTGACATTTTATTGTTTTATAAATACGTGTCTACTAATTATATCTTTTATCATTTTTCTAATTTCTCCTACACTATTAGCTTCAGGTTCTCCTTTACTATCATACCAATCTTTCCTAATTGTTTCAAAAGTTTCACCTTTTGGTGTTGTAGGATGGCCATTATCACCAATATGACTATAATCATCACTTAAAATATCTAATAATTGTTTAAAGATATCTAATATTTTATTTAATGTTTCTTGTGTTTTTAACCCTAATACAGCATTTTGGGTTGGATAATTTTTAGGTCTACCTTCAACAGTATCCATACCAATAAATATATTAGGTGAATTTAACATAATATAATTTTGAGTATTAGTATGTTGGTCTACTTTTGGAAATAATGTATTTAAATGTATACTGCCATTTGAACTAAAAGAAATAAAATTATGTGAAAACATATGTATATCTCCTCCTTCAAATGTATTAGCAGCATCTTTACTTTCTTCTGATCTTTGTTTTCGAGCATTAAAAATAATTCTGTCTGCATTTAATAATACTTGTTTACCTTGGTAATCATTAGGGTATACAGGTGTTAGTATAGGATTTTTACCACTGTCTTGAATACTAGCTAATTCATCAGTGATGTTAAGTAAATTTTTTATTTCTCCTTTTAATTCTGCCATTTTAACTTATTGATTTAACCTTAAATGCATAATATACTTCTAATTCTCCGTCAACCTGGTATCTTGTTGGTGTTTGTGTTTGAAAATTGTCACCAAATTCAACATTTACATTTGTATTCCCTATTTCTAAATATACTTTTGACAATGCGTCTTGTCTTGCTAAACTTTCAGCTATGCTAAATTCTTTATCTTTTCCTGTACCATTATAATATTTTCCTATAATATTAACATAAGGTCCTTTTTCTTCTTTTTCATTTCCTACTCCCCCATTTAAAACTGCCTCTCTAAACATTTTACTGTCCATTTGACTTATTACTGTTTTAGCACGTTTTATATTTTCTTCATATCCACCAGAGGATGGTTTATCAATAAATACAATACCTTGCGTATGTTTTGCTGTTATTTGTAAACGAGGTCCTACTTGTTTACCAAAGAAAAATATTACTCTTTTTTCACCATCTGATAATTTTATAATTGATGATAAAGGACCATAAGTTCCATCACTTCTTAAAATTTCTATTTTACCCTCTCTTGCCCCCCCTGTTATTCTATAAGTAGGTAAGGCTATAGCTTCTTGAGTGTTTTCTTTCTCATTAAATCCTGCTTCTTCTTCAGATATTGTTTCTGTTGATTCTGATGATTCTGTAGAAGTAGATTCTGTGGGGGTAGATTCTGTGGGTGGTGGAGTACTTTCTTTAACTTCAACTTCTTCAGCTACCATAAAATCAACTGGTGAATCTAAAAACTTTTTAGCTTCTTCATTATCATTTTGAGGTATAATAGCATTTAAACCAAATGAATACCAACACTCAGGAGCTGCTATTGCAAAATTATCTATTTTTTGGTTACTTGTTAAATATATAGATGATGGATCTGTATTTATATTTTCAAGTGTATGTACCCAACCTTGATTGTCTAAGTTTACTGCTTGTCCATTTCTAATAATAGTAATAGGATCTCCTACTTCTCCTTTAGCACCATTAGACCAATTATTTTTTTGTTCTTTAGGTATAGTTTCACTTCTTGCAGTGGCACCTAATCTTATTGTATTACCAAATCTACCTTCTACTATATAATCACCTTCATAAGGTAATAATGGTTTTATATTTAATTGTTCTTTAAAATATTTTCCTAAAGGTATATTAATATCTACTTCTCCGTCAACTGCTCTTCTTAAAAGGCCAGCTTGTTCATAATCTTCATTTTTAAAAATTTCAGATTTATCTTCACTATAATTTTGAACAGCAGGTAAAGTGTTATGGTGTGGGTGGTTCCATAAATTAATAGGTGGAAAATAATAATCCATTCTAGATAATCTATTATCTAAATAATCTTTACTAGTAGTAGATAATATTAATACTACCTCATTTATTAAAGGATAATATTTTAAAAAGGGAAATAATGGTTTAGCTACCCCATCAAATCCTTTACTTTCTAAAATTTCATCAGCATCTGGGTTAGTATTAAGACCATCATTTTTTATTTGAACTTTATTATAAAAAATTAACCCTACAGAATCATATCCCCCATAATTTGCTGCTCTATCAGTACTACCATCTAATATAATATCTTTTACCTTAACAGGTATAAGTTTTTTATTAAATAATCTATTACTAGATAATTTAGGATTTGAACTACTTATTCTCGCCATCTGAATCTGGTGCTTCTAATTGTTTAGGTTCTTCAACAGTTTTAGCTATTTCTTCAGTTAATTCTTGAAGTTGAGCCATTTCGTCTTCTGTTAGTAATCCACCATCACCTGAACTAGCTGTACCTGTAGATAAACGTTGTACAATAGCAGCCATTTTAATTAATGCATCATCGTTTTTTACACTAATTTCCATGTATTCTTTAATTAATGGTACTACAACAGTAGCATCACCTAAAGATTGTACTAATGGTTTTAACTCAGATATAAGTTGAGCTAATTGTTTGGCTTTTTTCTTTTGATTCCCATGAATATCCTTCAATAAATCAGAGAAAGAAACATCATCGAATAATACTTGATTTAATGGATCCATACTATTTTGTTATAAATATGGGGAAATTTAAACTCTTACGTAACCTGTTTCAGCGTATTCGGTATATAATTTTTTATATAGTTTTTTAAGTACCTTAGTTACTTTAGTAATTACTGGGGTTTCTACACCAGTCATTTCTCTTATGTAAATATATAATGCTTTTTTATTAAATATTTCTAAATTTTCTCTTCTTTTAAAAAGTACATTAACAGCATCACATACTTTTCTATCATGTTCTTTTTTAAACATAGTAAACATATACTTATCTACATATTCAGTAAAATAATCTATAAAATCTTTTATATCTTGTTTACGTTCATCTCTACCTAGCTGACGTAATACTCCAACATCTTCATCTGCTGCTAAGGGGTCTACTTTTGCTTTTTTCTTTTTGTAGTTGTTATTATTATATAATATAAGATAATTTTTACCTACAATCGAAAAATAAGAGAATGCTTTAGATCCTTTTTCTGGTTTAAAATAATCTAGTTTTTCTAAGAAAAAACAACATACTTCATGTTTTAAATCCTCTAATGATTCAACTTCTGTATAATAAAATTTGAATGTATGGATTAAATTTTCAGCTAGTTTATAAAAAGCATAATATATTCTATCTTTAAAAATACTATTTCTTTCTTCTTGGTTAGACGAAGATAAATATTCTTTAATAGCTGCATCTACATCAGCTGTAAAATATTGTTTTTTAGATGGTTTTCTACCTCTTTTCTTTTTAACAACTGGTGGGGGAGTAAGAGAACCGGTGGTAGCCGGTTCTGGTTTTTTTTCATTTGACATTTAAGGGTCTATTTAAGGGTAAATTCGTTTAAGGCTTCTTGAATTTTTTGTACTTCTTTAAAAAAGAAACCAATTTGATCATCAGCATAAAATATACCTTTATCATCAATTTCTTTTAATCTTTTATCACAAGCTGTAATTGCTTCACTTTGTTTAGTAATAAAATCTTCTAAACGTTCGTTTTTTACAATTAAATTTCTAATAATAAAAAAAGAAGCTGTTAATACTACTGCTAATATAATACTAAGTGTAATCATTGTTAATCTTTAAAAAATGAATCTATAACATCTAACGTTGCTGATGCTAATTTTGGGTTATTTTCTACATTTACTTTTTTAGCTGCTCTTAATGTTTTATCACCTTTACTAGCGTTTTTAGGTTTGCTAGTTTTAGGCACTGCATCTGTTGCATTATTCCATTCTTCAAATTCAATTTGAGCAGCCATATGATCTGCTTGATGCATTAATAATGGTAAATGTGTTCTTAATCTAGTTTCTTTTTGACCAGACATAAAGTAGAACTTATTTGACTCATCATACAAACCATCATGAATTTTAATTGTAATAAATTCATTTTGAGTAACTTTACAACCAATTTCCTGTAATATAAATAATGAACGTTCTGGGACTTTCATCGCAGGTATATCTGTGTTAAATTTATATATCTGTCCTAATTTATCTATATGCCATTGTGAATCATTTGGGGTATAATATTCACCTTCTTGTTGGCCCATCTTACCTAAATCATGGAATAAAGCGGCGAAATGCATTTCTTCAACAGTGTATGTAGAAACATCTCCACTCATTTTTTTCCACGTTTTATATAATTCATTTGCACAATCATACACACGTAAAACGTGGTCAGTATAACCACCTGCAAATGCTGAATGGTGCCAATTTTTACTTGAGGCAGGCATCATCATCATTCTTTCTTTATATTTGTCTAAAAATGGTAATAGTATGTCTGTTCTTTCTTTTGAAAACGAAGTTTCTACTACTTGAATGTAACGATTCCAATTTGATTGGATTTTTTCTGCTGATAACATAACCTATTTTTTATTAAAGTGGACGTGTATTTTGAACACCTCTAGCCCCATAATTACCTGTTTGAGATATAGTAATTATATTTTTAAGTTCTTCAAAACGTTCTTTTAATTCACCTTCTAACATAAAACGACTAGCAGCTGCGTTGTCACCTCTTTTAATCATTGTGTGTAAACGTGCTAAAGATTGATCTAATCTATCTAAATGTTCATTTACTTGTCTTTCGTAAGCCATATTTTTATTTTTTAGTTGATTTAAACGTACGACCTTTTTTTGGTCCATCCAAATCTTTTTTACGAGGTTTTGTACGTTTTATTTTTTCTTTAGTTGGGTAATAATCTTCTAAATATGAATTTAGATTTTTAAGTTTCATCTGTATATTGTTTATAAATTTGATTACACCAAATCATATTTTCTTTTAACATTTTTTTACGATCTGGTTTTAAATTAAGGAA